CTGGCTACCTGTACCTTCTTACCATGGTACTCAGCCACTCCATAACCCCAATGCCTAGCAGTCTTCTCGTTGATCCTACGCTTGGGTAGGTCAGTAACTTCTGGTGTTAAGAAGTCATTGCCATAGTCAAACATCTTAACGACTGTCTGCATCTCTTCTCCTTCTGGTGGGGTGTAAGTGTTGCAAGAGAAACAGTAGTGATGACCGTCAGTATAGAAAGCATTGGCATCACTACTGCCACATTTCAAACAGGCTTCATGCCCAATGAGTTCGCTACTCTCTTCCACCTAACCCATTCCTCAAGGTTTGTGCAGTGTTCTCTAGTCCGTTAGCTATCTCTAAGATTAGATCATCATCATACTTGATGTCATCGGATAGCATAGCGTGTGCCATGTCTTGATAACTAACAGACTCTGCTAGTTCATGTTGATCTACATAGACTGATACACTCAAACCATATGCACCAAACTCAGCGTTCATATCTACTTCGGATACCCATTCTTCTTTGATGTCAATGACACTCATAACCACTCCTTAGGTATAGTTCCTTCTGCCCAGACAAAACCCTGTCGGTCTGCCCACTCTCCGCATGTCATCTTAGACCCATCCTTTCTTTTCTTAGCACCCTGTATTGTAGCACTGGCGTTCTGAAAGACAAAGCGTACATCCAACTCTGGATACTGTGCCTTCACTGCCTTCATCTTACGCTGGCTATCCTGTCTAAGATAACCCTTGAGTTCTACAATCATACTACCGATAGCTAAGTCAGGGATGTAGTGACGCTCCACATGGTAGGCCAGTTTCTCTGGCTCGTATACATATGGAACGCCACGTTCATTTAAGTCTGAGATAACACGTGCCTCAAAAGTCCCCTTGGTCATCGTCATCTACCACCACATCATCTTCAAAGCTGTCAGCCATGTCATCCTTAGCTACTGCTGAGGCTACATAACCATCCTCTTCGTCAAACATAGAGGCAGCAGGGTTGCCATACTCTACCAAGTCAATGACCTGTACACCCTTGAGCCGTAGTGATACACCAACCTGCTTGGTTGACTGCATCACATAAGGGAATGGTTCAACTGCTACCTTGATGACTGACCCATTGCCTACTGCTACTGAGCTAGGCATCAGGTTCTTCTTAGCATCATAGACAAAGACCTTCTGTTCTTTAGTGACACCAGCCTTAGTCTTGATCCGTGCCTTCAGCTTAGTCTTGAAGATCACATTACCTGTTGGATCACCGGCATCGTCAAGCTGTGGCTCTGCAACTGGACGCTTGGACAGGGTAGCCTTGAGTGCTGGCTTCTCCTTGACAGCCTTGGCGAACTCAACCTCAATGAGTTTCTCTAGCTGTTCACAAACTTCTGCTGCTTCTGCCTCAGGTACAATAACCTGTGCTGAGTATTCACCTTCTGGTACAAAGCGAGTGTCTGGTTCAAAGACCTTAGCCCACATTGCTGTTCCTTTGATAATCATATCGTACTCCTTACGATGGTTAGTTAGGCTATGGGTACACTTTAGAACTATGCAAAAAAGTATTGAGATTTCAATATCTTAGTCAGGTCTAAAGCACCCTTCGCTGGTGGTTGCGGTACATCTTCAGTACCTAGTATTACAGTAGCATGTTGTCTTAACTCTGTCAACACATCATGTTCTGTATACATCCTTACAAATTCTTCTCGTAGTATTTCAGACAGGCGTGGCATGTCACTGCTATGTGTACCATAGCTATCATGTACCATGGCAAAGTCACTGATACCCTCACGCTTGCTGCTATTGATAGTCTTAGTCATAGCTGCTGCATCCATGCTATGAATAAAGTTAGGGCTAGCACCTGATGCAGTACGCTTCTTGCTTACTGTGTCATCAATGTCACTGTTAAAGATAAGCTGTAACACGTTGCCATTGATGTGTGTCTTGATACGCTTCTTGTCTACCTCAGTGTAGTTCTGTACGACTAACCAATTGGTAGGTGTGATCCATTCCATGTGCTTGTTATGCTCTGAGTAGACAGCACCAACACTCTTAACGTAGTCCATCACCTGCCTTGCTGACTGGATGACACCGTTGATAGCATCCCATATGTGAACAGACAACATGACACTAGCCTTGAACATATCTTCACCAAAGATATTAGCATCACCCTTCTCAATCCTATCTTGGATAGCCTCTTGGATGTAGCCCTTACATGCGTGTAGTGTGCCTGAGTAGGGTACAATCATCACTGGTCTTTTAGTGAGTGCGCGATTGATACCAAACTCCATAATTTTTTTGGCTAAAATATCACCCTCACTAGCCAGCCTACCAATAGACTGTGATGCTCCCTCTGCTACCTCAGTGTAGATATCTTGAGGCAGGTCAGCAGGTATCAGGTTGGTAGCCTTGCCACCCCTCACATCCTGAAGGATAGCAGACAGATGTTGCAGTCCATTGCAGCTACCATCAGCAGACGTAGGTAGGTGTGAGATGTAGCCCCAGCCCTGCTTGACTAGGCCAGCAAACTCTATGCACCAGCCAAGGAATTGCCAAGGCTTGTCAGCATCCAGCCACCATGTGTTATCATATGGGTTATCTGCTACACGTTTGACTTCATCTGCATTGTCCCACGCCCAGCCCTCACGCTGGTCTAGTGTGATCTTGTCGTTGCCATACAGGTTAGCACCATGGATACACAACCAACGTGCGTCATGCCAGTTGTTGATAGCCTTGCCTCGCTTGAATGTAAGCAAGCCCTTGCTCCAGTCAGCAGACTGAGGTGACATGAACGTACTGTTAGCATACTTGCGTGAACGAAAGTCATTCTGCCATACATAGTAGAACTCATTGTAACGTGCGTAGTGTTCTGCTGTTTGTAGTGTACGCTCAATCTGTATGCGCTTGCTCACTGTCTTGTTGTTAAAGCTATAGGTTTCGTTACGCTTCTTTGACCAGTTCTTAAACTCTGCACGTTCAGCATCGTTCATCTCTGCTGGTTCCTTGCTGAATGGGTAGGCTATCAGTGGTCTGTCTGTCCTAGCTGGTAGTCCACCCCACTCCTGTCCACTGTTCCATACCTGTCTGACAATCTCTAACACAGGCTGGTTGATCTTCCATGGTGTGTGTTGCAGTGTGTTAAGACATGCAAACTCTTGAGATAAGTCCTGCTGTTTCAGCTTGTTCATGTGTTCTTTCATCTTATCCCCTTCTTACAATTGGTAGGTCATCAAGGAACTCACCATAATATCCACCACCATAGACATCATCCCAATCCTTAGGTGGTATTAAACATGGCGACCATCGTGGCCTTGTTGTTGCCATGTGTTCATTGAAGGCAGCTACCCACTCCTCAGTGATAGGCGTAGCCCTGATAAACGTAGTCGTTTTGTTTCTACCTGTGTACTGTTTCTCTAGCCTGATGATGCCTGTGTTCTGGATGATGCAGTCAACGAGCCTCAGGCCTACGTGGATACGCTCTTCCTTAGTCCAAGCTAGATCACCATAGCCATCCTTGTTCATCTTGTGTGTGAGGCCGTAGCGTCTAGCAACAGCACCCTTCTCGTTAGCCTTCTTGATTGTGTTACGCGCTGGATTACCCTCAAGCTTGATCCACTTCTCAAGTCTGTCTTGCATCTCTACGTTAGAACCTATAGCCCTTGCAACACTCATCAAAGTCTGAGCCTTACTGATGCCATCAACCATAGACACCAGTGCTAGGTAGGCTACCTTGTATGCGTCCATGCCAGCAAGCTTCTTGTATGCTATGTCTCTGTTGCTGGTTGGTGTGCCTTGTAGTTTCTCTACACCCTGCGCTGTACCTGACACCACAGTAGCAATGATAGTCCTGCCATGCTGCGTTGTAGACTCACGCCCCTTGTCTATACCCTTGTCCCTTTCCTTATTGTATCTGTCAATGCCAGCGTTGAGCATCTCCATCTCTAAGGCTAGCTGTTTTTCTAAAGTGTACCCCAAAGCTAAACCCCCTTTCACATCTATTAACTTACTAGATAGATAACTGACGTACCTATAACTAAGCTTACCATCGTGGCTACTTGTATGCCTACCCATCCTTCACTGTCAGACAATACACTGATGATACCAATCATCAGCAACAAGCCCATCATAATCCATATAAAAGCTTGCATCATTCTTCACCATAGTTTCTCATCATCCACTGCTGTTGTGCTGTAACTACCTCACCTGATGGTTCTTCTTGCCACTCAGACAGACAGCCAAGGCAGAACCATTCAACCAATCCATCTACTGCAATCAAGGCTTCAGCCTCATGGTTGTTACAGTATGGACATTTCTTAAATCCCATGCTCATAACCCTGCCTCCTCTTTAACTCTCAGTAGTTTACCTGCTGTATACCCATGCTTGAACTTGATGTGGTACTCAGCTAGAGTATCCTTATCATACTGGTTGTCGTACTTCACAGCATGATAGCCGTTGTGATATCCCATGACATAGGCATCATCGTACTTGTTGCGTGTTAGCTGGTGCTTGTAGTTAGGCATTGGTTGCCTCCTCTATTTCGTAGCAATCTATGATCTGATAACCATCCCCATCTAAGTCATACCCCCAGTTATTTACAGACATTTGGTTTTCTGTATCCTGCCATATTTCTCTATGTTTTTCTGCTTCATCATAGGAAGTAAAAAATCCATGCACTAAGCGGGTTCCGTCATGTTCGTATGAAACTATATGGTAGTTAGGCATCGTCTTCACTCCAAATAAACTCAACAACACCCTTCTTATACTGACCCATACCAAGCCATACATTACTTAGCATATTAATGTCTGACATATAAAGATCATTCATCTGTCTTGCGTTGTTATGTATAAGGTCAACAATTCTAAAGGCGTCTATCAATACACGATACTGTTCATCAGTCAGTACCTTCTTTAGCTTTGCTTGTGTTGCTAGTCGTTCCTTCTTCTGTGCTGCTTGTTTCTTTTCCCAAGATAATTGATGTGGGTTCTTCTTTGGCATTGCTTTGTCTCCTTCTTGATTGCATGATTGCTTTACTGACTGGTGTTATCTTCATCATGTACCAGCTTTAACATAGGCTTGTTGTCGTTGTCAACCCCATCATCTAGATCAATCTCATAGTGATTAAGAAAGATAGATAACTCACCATCATAGGCATCAGTCAACACCTCAAAGAACTCAGTCAGATCATCGGTATAGTATGGCTGGCCTACCCTTACATAGCCCCCACCCTTTGACCCTACACTTTCCAACAAGCTAATGGAATGTTCCCCATCAATACAGGCTAGCGATAGCATGTAGTCCTTACCGTCATCATCCATTAGGTATAGGTGTAGTTGATTATCCATTGTCATTCCCCTTAAAACAGTGGTTGATATGTGATGCCATCATCGTGCATGGCTTTAAGTCTGTTGAACATTTGCTTGGATGCTGTAACGTCTTGGCCTTCCCACTCTCCATCCTGTATCTGGATAGAGAGTGCTGTCAATTCTTTGACAAGGCTAGTCAGTCGTTCATCTTGTGTTACATCAGGATAGGCTGTGTCTATATACATGCTCATTGGTTTAGCCCTTTGTAAACTGTCCAGTGGTAAGATCACGCACTGCCATGACATAGCCACGATTACTGCTGAATGTACCAAGCTTGCCATACCTGTTGGTGGTGCGTCTAAACTGGACAAGATCACATGTTAATACTGGTACTTTTGTTACTGGTGTTGGCTTGTCCCATGCGTTCATCAATTGTGCTAGTGCTTTTAACATTGTTCTATTCCTTTTTCGATTGTGTTGGTTGGTTAAGTAATGTTGTGTAGTCTACGCCATGCCACCCATGTGATAGCTTGCATCTCATAAGCCTTTATATCACATTGATTAGCTGCATGTCTATAGGCATCCTGCAATAAAGCATATTCTTTTTTGCCTATGTTGGTCTTATCATCGGTCAATCCAATGCGTTCAGCATATGCTATGTTTCTCGCATGTCCATCAATGGTGCATGTATTCTCGCCCATTATGTTTTCAAAAAAACAGGTAATCTTTTGCCCATTCAATATGACCTTAGCTTGTCCATAGTCTGGCATGTCTTCTAGAATACGCCAAGCCTTGGCTTTCATGGTATGGTAGGTGCTTACCTTAACCGATTCAATATGATCGCCATTGATAAAAGCTGCAATCAAATCATCTGCGTTGGTGATGTTACGTTCCCACTTGTTATTAGGCGACAAGGCTGCAACGACACCGACTACAATATGTTCGGGCATGTCATGCTTGTTGGCAATGGTGCGACACTCGCACAAGGCTTCGTGATACCATGTCATGCCATGCTTTACTTCATCCGGTGTAGCTAGGTTGTGAATGGCTATGATATTTGCGACTAGGTTTTTCATTGTCTAAAACTCCATGACTAATACGTTACCCATATGCGTATCACGTCTAATATCTAAAGTAAAGGTATGATCGTTTAATATCTCAACCTGCCGGTCATAGTCATCATATTCTACATCGTCACCAAAGACATAGCCATAAGCGTCATACAATTCTTGGACATGGTACTCGCTCCACTCGCACCTGATAGCGATAGGATCAAGCTGGATATCTTCGCCCATGTCATCACTAAGCTGGTCATAGTGGTCATACAAGGCATCTATGGCTTCGCTTGTCCATGATGTGTATTCATCAGCTTTCAATGCTTGTCTAAAATCCCATGCGTTCACGTTCTGAATTATAGCCATTGTCTTATCCTCCAAAGTAGTCGTTACAAATTGTTGCGATCATTTCAGCTATGAACAAGGCAAAGCCAGTCACGCCTAATACAAAGATGAATACTATTAGAATGTCTAACATGTCAAGCCCCTTGTTGATTGCTAGGGCTACAATGAACCCTAGCGTTTAAGATGTCAAGCCCCTTTACGCATCCAAAAGCCAACCTTACTCATATGAACGTGCAACGCTTTGTCATGCTTTGTTACAAAGAAACCTTTGCCAGATGGCGAATAAATCAGCGATACAGTAACCCCAAAAAATTTAATTCTTTTGCTTACCATTGTCTCAAATCCTTTTGCTTTGTTGCGTTGTCTTCTAATCCGTTGCGCTTGTCACCAGATTGCCTTGGCGTTTAGGTGGTTAAAGCTTCAAGGATTGTCTGCCGTGGCAGCGCGTCCCCTTGATGACCATTACTAGATCATGCCTTGAGATATTTGACAAGCCACAAAATGCAAAAAAATAGATAAAATTTGTGAATCATAGGCTAAGTGATTGAAAAGATTGTGAAAGAAAGTTTGAGATTGTTGTAAATCCAAATGAATAGATAGAAAGAGACACAGACATGTGTCAAAAATGTTACACATGTTGCACATCTGCAACAATCTGCCAGCCCATGTGTCAAATGTTTGACATTGACAAGGTTGTTTTGCGTGTGGTATACTGAAAGGTTTACATGTGGCGCATGGGGGTACTTGCAATCTCCCCTTATTATATACCCTCTCAGATTTTTTTATCAAAATGAGACACCCTCCACCATCCGTCAAAGTCTTTTACACAGTCACATATGTCATTAGCAAGTGCCATAGTAAACATGTAGATCAGCCAAAGGATTAACACAGAGTAAAGCATCTTTAACAATAAATTATAAATGTACATAATACTGACACATTCTCTAAGCCGGTTAATAAGCATACCTCTAAGGGAGTAGTAAGCAGTATGTCACACCTACTACACCTGTCTAACAATGTTAAACATCTTAAACATACTTTAACATATAGTTAATATATGTAACAGGGGTGTTCCCTTAGGGGTACACTTTAGAAATTATAGCACTAGCCAGCCTGACTCCTGACTATCCTTAGTACCTACGTTCATGTGAGACATAAACTTATCTAGCTCTGTGTCTAGTAGTTCTTCCTTACGTGAAGCTATCTGTACATCAGCATCTGATGCCATCTGATCTACCCAATACTGCACAGCCATAGCTAGTACATCAAGTCTATCATCGTGAGCCAATGCTCCCCTAGTCTTAGTAATCCTAGTCATCTGATAGGTAAGCATGTACTTAATACCCTTTTCAGGGGGCATGTCCTGTACACTCTCATAGTCCTTCTGGATAACCTTAGGGTCTATAACAAGCCTATGCTGGTTCATAACAGGCTCAAGGGTGTCAATGATCCTGTGTTCCTTCTGTTTACTATGTCTAACCTCTTCAACAGCTACAGGATGTGTCTTCAGCAGGTAGGGCTTTAGCAACTCTGTGAACATACCGTCACCAAAGTTACTCTCTACCAGTACCATATTAACCTTA